TGAACAGGGCGCGCCGGCAGAAGGGGCAATGCAATGAGTGATGGGTGGGACGCGCTCAGTGGCAACGTAGATCCGAAACAGATTGATGAGCTCACCTTGCTTTATGGCAAGGTGTTCAAAACGTCGGAAGGCCAGAGGGTTCTTGCCCATCTGCGCCAGATGACAGTTGATCAACCGGTGTTCGTCGCCGGTGAAGATCCGAGCTTTGGATATGTCCGGGCCGGAAGATGCGAAATCGTTCGCACAATTGAAAAACGAGTGGAGCAATCAAATGAGTGAAACGCAACAAGCTGACGGCCCGCTGATCAATGTGAGCGGCCAACCGGCGGCAGAGGCGACACAAGATCAGGGTTCTATCCCGCTGCATGATGAACCGGCACCAGAAAAGGGCGAGGCAGTCGCGCGTCCAGAAGGGTTCCCGGAAAAGTTCTGGACCGAAAAAGGCCCTGACGTTGACAAGCTGGCCAAAAGCTACAGCGAGCTTGAGAAACAGTTCAAGGCCGGTAAGCACAAGGCACCAGAGGAATACGACGTTTCTAGCCTGGTGAGCAAAGGGCTCGAGAAAGATGACCCGACGATGGGCATCTTCAAGGATTGGGCGAAGGAAAACGGTGTTAGCCAGGCTGCGTTTGAAGAGCTCGCCGGCAAGATCCTCGAGGCATCCGGCGCGCAGTCGGAAGCGTTTGAGATTGATCGTCGGGCAGAGATGCAAAAGCTGGGCGAGCGGGCCCAGGACAAGATCGCAATGACTGAACGCTTGCTGATGAAGGCTCCGCTTTCTGAAGATGAGCGCCAGGCAATTGCATCCGGCCTAGATAGCGCCGAGGCAATCAACGCTTTCCTCAAGTATCACCAGGCGATCACAAACGAGGGGATCCCGACCGCGCCGATGGTCAATGCACCATCGATCACGCGGGAAGATCTCGAGGCTGCGATTGCAGATCCGCGTTGGAAATCGGATGCCGCCTTCCGCAACAAGGTCGAGCGTCAGTGGATGGCATCACAGAACGCCTGATCTTTACTTAGCTATCGCTTGCGCGTATGATGGCCGCGACGGCTAACCGTGCCCGGCCCGTCTACTCGGTAACTCCCGATGGCTTGGCGCGGCCATAACGCGCAAGCGAACCGCCCGATTTAGGATAACGGATCGCGTCTTGTCGAAACTCGCATGGAGGTTTCTGTCATGGCGCAGAACGTCACCACGGCGTTTGTTACCCTCTTCGACGCGGAGGTCAAACAAGCGTATCAAGCTGAGTCTGTTCTACGGGGTACTACCCGTATGCGGACCGGCATTGCTGGCAACACTGTCAAGTTCCCGAAAATCGGGAAAGGCGTTGCCACTCCCCGCGTCCCCCAAACGGACGTAACTCCCCTCAACGTGACCTATTCCCAGGTTACGGCAACGATGAGCGATTACATCGCGGCCGAATACTCGGACATCTTCCATCAGTCGCACATCAACTTTGATGAGCGCCGGGAGCTGGTAGAGGTCGTTTCCAAGTCGATCGCACGTCGCATGGACCAGATCATCATCGATGCTCTGAACGCTGCTTCGTCTCCTTCGACTGTTGACACCAACGTCGGCGGGTCCACCACCAACATGAACATCGATAAGCTGCGCGCAGCTTCGAAGGCTCTGAATCAAAAGAACGTCCCCTCCGAGGGTCGTATGCTTTTGATGCACGCTTCTCAGCTCGATGCTCTGCTTGGTGAAACCGAAACCACGTCCAGCGACTTCGCAACTGTGAAGGCCCTGGTGCGCGGTGAGATCGACACGTTCATGGGCTTCCGCTTTATTACGATCGGTGATCGTGACGAAGGCGGCGTGCCGAAGCCGTCCACCCGGACTTGCTTCGCATGGCACATGGATGCTTGCGGTTATGCCGAATCGATGGCGCAGAAAACCGAAGTCAATTACATCCCTGAGAAAACCAGCTTCCTGGTCTCTTCGATGTTCTCGGCCGGCGCTGTTGCAATCGATGATGAGGGGATCGTTAAGATCTCCTGCACCGAAGCATAAGGGGGGCTGATAATGGCTTATTCTGCAACTGGCTTCTCGACCGTCTCGGCTTCGAAAAAAGGCAACAGCGTTTCGCTCTACGCCTATTCGACCGAAGATGCGATTGCTACCGTGAACACCAGCGGCTACTTCGATGCCCTGGCCAACACGCTCGCAGTGGGCGATATTATCTTCGCCCGCACTTCGACCGGTGGCACCCAGGCGCTCTCGATCGTTTACGTTGCCTCGAACGCCTCGGGCGTCGTGGACGTAACCGATGGCCTGACCATCACCGCGACGGACAGCGACTAATCTGGGCGGGGCGGCTTCGGCCGCCCCCTCCTCCATCGTGAGGGAATGAAATGGCCGCTGGTGATACCAACGTCTCAATCTGTTCTGATGCGCTGGTAATGCTGGGTGCCAGTGTTATTTCTTCATTTGACGAAGGCTCGCCGGCAGCAACTGCTTGCTCGCGTCTTTACCCAGATCTTCGAGACACCTTGATCAGCCGTTATCCCTGGTCTTGGTCAGTCAGAAAAACGCAAGTTTCGCGTCTTGCGACCGCACCAATCAATGAATGGAAATACGCATACCAACTTCCCGGCAACATGTTGACCGGAGTTCTTGCGGTTTTTGACAGCAGCAGCGATGCAGCTCGCCCGATCAATTATGGCTGGGAGATCTACGGGTCTCAGCTCTTCACGAACCTAGAAACGGTTTATATCGATTACCAAGAGTCGGTGGTCGAAACCGCGATGCCGCCTTATTTTGTGCGCCTGCTGCGGATTGCTATGTCGGCGGAGCTGGCGATTGTAATCACTGACCAGGTCCAGAAGATGGACTATCTGCGCACAATCGCGTTTGGATCCCCTGGCGAAAATGGACGGGGCGGCTTGTTCCGCGAGTCAGTCAACATCGACAGCCGTGGGCAGCTTACCAAATCAATCGAAGACTTCTCTCTGATCCAGGTGCGTGACTGATGCAGATCGTTCGCCTTGCCACCAACTTTACAAGCGGTGAGCTCGATCCGCTTTTGCGCGGGCGATCGGATCTGGAGCAATACCAGAACGGGCTGGAGCGCGCGAAGAATGTTATGGTGCAGCCCCAGGGCGGATTGCGCCGGCGTGATGGGCTGCGTTTTATCAGCGACTTCACCGGCTTCACTGCGTTCAAACTGATCCCGTTTGAGTTCTCGACAACGGACAGTTACCTCTTGGTGTTTGTCGCGGGCAGGATCTACGTCTACAAGGCAGGCGTTCGCCAGACCAACATCAATGGATCTGGCAACGATTACATCACCGCGACCGGCTTAACGGCCGCTATGCTCGATGAGCTGGACTTTACCCAGGCCGTCGATACGTTGATCCTCTGCCATGAAGATCTGGTCACGAAGCGCCTGGTTCGCAACAGCGACACGTCCTGGACTTGGGAAGATCTGCCTCTGGTCAACATTCCCAAGTTTGCATTTACCTTTCTGACAAATGAGCCCACGTTTACAATTACGCCCAGCGCGATCTCTGGCAACATCACGCTTACGGCATCAAGCGCGACAACCGACACAGGCACCGCGCAAGCTGGGTCCAGTGATACCATCACGCTGAAAAGCTCCAGCAGCTTTACCACTGACGATCAGCCCAACGGCATGTTCGTCGTGCTAACGTCTGGAACCGGTGCCGGGCAAACGCGGCATGTTGAGGATTATGTTGCCTCGACAAAGGTGGCCACGATTTATCCGGCATGGACGACGCCGCCGAACAACACGACCGGATATAAAGTTGTGCCGTTTGCCGAAACAACCGTTGGAGAATTTGCCCAGGTCAAAACTGGTTTTGGTCGGGTTCGCTATGTAGAATACGTCTCCGATACCGTGATGAACGCGGTGACTGTTGTTCCGTTTTTCAACACCAGCGGAATTGTTTCTGGTAATTGGGAAAGCGAGCACGGCTATGAGCCTACCTGGTCAGCAACGCGCGGCTGGCCTCGATCGGCCACGTTCCATCAAAACCGGCTTTACTTTGGTGGAGCCAAGCAGAGAACCAATACTATCTGGGGTTCTCGGGTAATCAATTACTTCGACTTTGATCCCGGCACTGGCCTGGACGATGAGGGCCTTGAAGCGACAATTGCGACTGATCAATACAACGCAATCACGCGAATTGTATCGCAATCGGATCTTCGCATATTTTCTACGGGCGGTGAGTTCATCATCTCAAACGGCGAGGGCCAGCCTCTCACGCCTTCATCCTTCATCGTGCGGCCACAAACGCGACTCGGGGCTAAGGCTGGGGTTCCGATCGAGGATCTTAACGGGGCTTCAATCTTTGTGCAGCGCAGCGGGCAATCGCTCAATGCGTTCCAATTTACGGATCGAACCGCCAGCTACCAGGTTACTCCGATTTCGGTTCTCAGTTCGCACTTGATTAAAGATCCCGTTGACCTGGCCATTCGTCGCGGCACCAGCACGGATGAAACCGACACGCTCTACGTCGTGAACGGCGAAGATGGATCGATGACTGCTTACTCGATCTTGTCCAGCCAAGGCGTGATTGCGGCGTCTGAGTTTACAACCGGGATTAATGAGGGCGATGAGTTTATCGCCGTCGCGTCCGAGATCGATACTGTCTATGTGATCGT